AACTCCATTACCGTCTGAGGGAAGAAACTTTGTACTTACTTGAGGGGTGTTATCTACTTCTCTTTCTCTAGGTGCTTCGACCGGTGCTTCGGATGCCCATGTTGCGTCTGCAAGTATTGGAGCGCCATTTCTTGCTAGAACGTGCGGGGCAACATCTATTTTACCGTACAAGTAAGTACCTTTCCCTTTACCTGCAAAACCTTTGACAAAATGAGTACCAGTTCCATTCAAAGGAACTTGAGCTAGGGTAGAACCAATAATTTTAACAGAGTTAAAAAGATTTGCACCTATACCGCTTAATATATTTCCTGCTACTGTTTTATTCGGATCACTTTTTGGTGTTACCTTAGCTGCATTTAAAGCTGTTTCGTTAGCAAGGTACTTTAGACCAGGTTTCTGGGTTAGTATAGTTCCAATTCGTTTTAAATCGTCTATTCTTTTAGAAGCTTGATTTGAGGACGGTCCAGCCTGTCTTATATCTGTAGGTATGGTTTTTTGTACAATAGGTTCTGTACCTATGGTAGCGGTATCTCCATACTTCAGTTTATTCAACTGGGTTAAGTTACCCTCTATGTAGTTTCTTAGAATAGCCATTTAGTCTTACTTGGGTAAGTTATCTACGTACTTTGCTCCTATCTTCCCGTTTAAGTCTAAAGTAGACGCTGGATATTCTCCTTCTGGGGTGTTATTAATAGAGGTGGTGTTGTGTAAAGTCGAAGCTTTATCTGCACCAGGTAGTTTAGAAGGTGTTTGACCTTTTAATCCGTAGGGTGATTGTGTTAGTTTATCTAATAATGCCATATCTTTTTAGTATAAATAGTTTAGTATGATTTATATGTTGATAAAGCTAGTGTATGTCCAACTTTATTTCCATCCATGTATACGTGCCCTCCTGATTTAACAACTGATATTAATTCGTCAAGTTTTGCATATAGTTGATTGAGCGGTATCACAGCTTCTGGGCCTGCTTCTCCTATTAATGCTCTTGTAGGGCTGGTAACTATCCCTCCTGTTGCCAGTTCAGGTTCCTCGTTTGCTGTAGGAGTTATAGTACCGGAATTGCTTAAGTCTCGAGCTGCTATACCAGCGTCTATACCGAGTGAAGATACAGTTCCAAGACCTGGTGCTACTAAGTCGAGTAGACCTGCTGCTGCAGATAATGTTTCAAGACCGGCTCCTGTAAGATCTCCTTTTATTAATCGATCAATAGCAAATCCAATTCCAAGTACAGATCCTAAGATGGGTATTCTTTTGACTAACCCTTTACCGGTAAATTTGGCAGCCATTTTTCCCATACCCTTAGCACCTACTTTTTCTGCTGCTTTTACTTCTTGCATTGCAGTTTTTCCTCCAAAATCTGAAAGTATTTGTTTATCGGGTAAATTTTTAGCTGAAGCTTTTGCAAAGTTAGAACCTCCTTTTTCTCCACCTTTGCTGAATATTTTTCCAATACTTTTAAAAACACTTCCTAATTTAGATATATTTCCAAACCTAAGAGCTGCCAAACTTGTTAAAGCTATTAAAGCAGTACCTGCATGACCTGCAAAGAAGGACATTATATTAGCTATTATATTGAGCGGGTCTTTAAAAGCTTTCATAGATTCTTGCATCTGCGTTGTTAGGTTTGCTGTTGCTTCAGCATTAGACATATTAGATTTTTGAAAATCTATTTCGTCTTTACCTAGTTTTTTTAATGCTTCTGCCCTATCTAACCCTTTACCTTCTAGTACTGCAACTTGTTGAGCGAGTGAAAGTTCTTTAAATCTATCTTGTAGTAGTGTTTTATCTAAACTTTTTAGTGTTTCTCTACGAAGTAGCATTTTAGATGCTTCCTCTCGTGAAAGACCCATACTTTTAGCAAGAGCTTCTTGCTGGAGTACATTCATTTCTGAGTACTCTGCAAAAGACCCGAAGTTTTTTGCAAGTTCTTCTGCTAAAACAGCTGTGTTTCCTGTTAGGGCTGCTGTTCTAGCCCGCTCTAAATTTAATTGCTTACCAGTTAGTAACTCTGCTTCTAATTCTGCTTCTATAGAAGACTCAAAGTTTAATAGTCCACCAGCGGAACTTTCAAGTTGTGCTAAAGTTAGACCAAATTTTCTAGCTTGGAAAGCGGCTTTGGCTATACCTCCGGGAAATTTCTGGGTAGTGATTACGGTTGCTGCAGATGCGTCAGCAACGTCTTTCATCACTTGCTTATAATCTACTGCAGTGTCATTAGCAATATTTAGCCCAAGGACTTGACCGGTGAGTTCTTCTGTTATCTGTTTTACTGTTTTTCCAGTAGTTGCAGAGAGTGTTTGAAATTTAGCAGCTTGTTCATTACTTAGTCCAAGACGTTTAACCATTAACGCCATTGATTCAGCGGATTCTGCTGATATAGTTCCTGTAGAGCCTAGTTCCTTATTAACAGCTGCTTGAGCTTCTATTAGGTCCTGAATTGCAAATAATGTTGGAGCACTAAATTCTTCTCTAAGTGCTGCTGCTTGATCTCTAGATATATTAAGATTTCTTGAAAGATCGGTAACTTGATCGTTAGTGAGTTTTAATCCTTTAACCGCAATTGTCATACCAAGGGCGCTTCCTGCTTTTGCAATGGAGCCAGTTAGTACTTTAGCTCCTGCTAGAAATCGGTTTCCATCTGCTTCTCTTGCTGCTTTTGCTGCTTTCCCGAAATCACTAAAAAGTTTACTGAGTATAGGTACATCTTTAACAAGATCAGCCATGTCATCGAAAAACTGTACTTCTTTATCTATTTCTTCTAGAATATCTTTTAAATCACCGGCATGTTCTGTTGCTTCGTCTAGTAAGTTAACCTTATCTGTATACTGTGTAATTAGTTTTGCAAGGATTTTAGATTCCTCTCCTGTAGCGGTAGCAAGTTTCTGCTCAAAGAATACTATTTTACTTTGTAGTTTTACTCTTTCGTTTGCAGCTTTGACTAAGTCTTTCTCTAATTTTTTTGACTCTCCTTTTATTTTTAACTGCTCTTTTGAGTACCCTTGTAGTTTACCGGCCAAACTGTCTGCTACCCTTGATTGAGATGTAAATACAGATGCTGCTTCATTTGTTACAGCTGCTGCTTCTTTACTTGTCTGTGCTATAGATGCATTAAGAGATCGTATAGCTTCCTGTAGCCCAACGACTACGCTTGCTAATCTCCCTAATTCTTCGGATTGTTTATTCTGTTTTTCCATTAACGGTAAATCTATATACTATAAATAGTAAAGGCCTCTAATTATTTAGAAGCCTTTGTGCTGTAAGAAGGACCTATATTAGGTTGATGTACCTTCTTTTGAGTTTTTGGAGTTGGGTTTTTTTGCTCTTGCTGTTTAGAGTAGTGTTCTTGTATTTTTTGGAATGTAAACCTTCTAAGCCAGATTGGCATATTATATACATCGTACCAAGTATACCCTCCTTTTCCATGAAAAACTATTTCATGTATTTGGCTGTAAACATACAGTTTATAATCAGGCGTCAGGCCAAAAAAAGTTAAGACCTATTGGAAGGTCAACGTCCTCCTCTACGCCATTTTCATTTTCATATGGAAAAACTAAGTTTACATCAGGTGTTATTTTAGAATACTCCTCTCTCAACGCTCTTGCGTCTTTAGCAAGAAGGTATCCGTCAACGAAATCTCTAACTTCTTTTCTATCAGAAAGGCCGTTAACTGAAAGTAACATATGTTTTAATCGGGTTGTTACTTCAGAACTCTCCTCTTTATTAAGTTTTTTAAGTCCCTGTAGTTCCCTATCAATAGCTTTTTCATCTTCGTGAGTAAGTATTTTATATGTTACTACGTTACCTGATGTGGGTAAAGTAAAAGTAAATTGATTTTTGCGGCTTTCGTACAAGCTATAATCAACTGCTTTAGGATTTAGTGAAGTCAAGTCTACAGTTAATTCTTCACCTTTAAAATTAAAAGAGTAATCTTTCCCGTAAGATAAAATACGTGCTGCTACCATTATAGCATTTTTATCACCAATTAGTAGTTGATTGTATTCAACTTCTTTTTCTACAATTAGTGATTGTAGTAATTTATCAATTACTGTTCCTTTCTGAATATAATTTTGATTAGTAAGTATATCTTCCTCTTTAGCAGTCATGTACTTCATTTCGATAGTACCTTTAGCTAATGGAGAATCTTCAGGATAAAGCAAACCCTTAGATGGTAATTCTACCGTTTCGGTAGGTAATTGAAATTTTGATTCCATAAATTTTATTTAATAGTAACTAGTTCTAGATATAAATATAAGAACATTTTATTTTATAAACAACAAAAACCCGGACTAAATCCGGGTCTTTATAAATTATATTGTTTTGTCTTAGTAGTTTAAGATACAGTAGTCCATTGCTACTGTAATGTTTAGGTCTACTACCTCATCTGAAGCCCAGTCAAATTGACCAAAATCTCCATTTGTTAAGAAAGCACCTTTGATAATCCATTCTCCTACAATATCTCCAACAGGCCCTAAAATATTTAAAGTTAAGTCCTTTTTGTAGAAGTCTGAATAACCAGCTCTACCGGTTACTGATTCGTAAGATAGACGTGCCCATTCCATTACAGCTTGTGCCCCTGATGGAGTGATTGGATCGTAAAGTGTCATGGTCATATCTTCCCACTCTCTTTTTCCTCTAATCTTTCTGTATGTGTTAATATGGTCTAATTTAACTACGTTATCTGTAAATGTTGGAGCTTTTACATTTTTAACCAAGAAGGAAGGAATTCCATCCATGTACATAACAAATCTGTTTTGTACTTTTGGTTCAAATGCTCTGAACATTATTTCGTTTGGATCTAATACTGCCATGTTATATTTGCTTTATTATAAATATCGTTTAAAAAATTATCCTGCGAAAGAAGCTCCTGTTGGTTCTACTACGAAGTCTAATACTATAAATTCTGCTGTTTTAGCTGGCTGTATAAAGATCTGACCAACTAATTGGTTTCTATCAATAACATCTGCTGTGTTGTTTGTATCATCCATTACTACTCTATAAGCATAAAGACCTTGTCTTTGTGTTACTGATTCTAAGTAAGGATTAACTGTAGATAAGAATTTATTTCTTGTTGTAATAGTATTTTGTTCAAATACTAAGTTTTGTGCTTGATCACCAATAAACTTCTTAAGGTCGATTAATAATCTTCTAACGTTTACTCTATCTAAAGCAGAAGCTTTAGTTTGTAAAGTTTTCTGTCCAAATACTGCTAAACCTGTTCCAGGGAAAGTAGCGATTGGGTTAACTTTACCGTTATATAAAGTATCTCTATCTGTTCTAGATAACTTTCTTTCTGCTTGAATTACTCCAACGATTCCTCCTCGTACAAGACCTGCTGGTGCGAACCATGGTGCTGCTGCTCCATCAGTGAAAGCGTAAATTCCTGGGATAACAACTGAAGCTGGTACCCATACATTTTTACCTGTAGAAGATTGAGTTTGTAACCATGGCCAGTAAGATGCTGCATATGAGCTGTTTTGATCAGCTGCCTCTGTTGCTGCATTTGCTACTGTAGACCCGTAAGCTACTAAATCTACTACTGCTATACTATCTCCTCTAGATTCTACAAGAGAGATAAGATTATCCACTTGTGTACCGTGTAAAGCGTTAACTAAACCAGGTGCAGAGATAACATTGAACTGGTAATCATCTGCATTTCCTAATAATGTAATAACGTTATCGTAGTTACCTCCTTCTAAACCTTGAGTTTGAGTAGAAATGTTATTGTAGAGTAACGCTCCTCCTTTTACATCTCCTGTAGCTGCTTGGAATCCTCCTTGCTGTGCGATAGGAAGTAAATCTGCGTAATTACTTCTTACAGTAACTCCGTCGTTTTCTAAGTAGTTGAGTGTTGGAGAGTTAACTGCTGATACTCTAATAAAGTTAGACTTATTAACATAATCTCCTGTTACGGTTACTTGTGAAGCATCTCCTGAGATTGCTTTAACTTGGTTACCGATAACTTTCTCAATATAATTCGGAGAGTTAGGATCCAATGATAAGTTTACGAATGATTCTAATACTACTTTATTTTTAGTATTATCATCTCCTCTTCTTACAGCTAAAGCAAAAGTACCTCTTGTACTGTCTACATTTGAGATTTCAAATCTTAAGTTATCAGAAGAACCGGATACTAAAGAGCCGTCTGAGTTTTGTTCACCGTAAGTTGATCCTGAATGGTTGTTGTAGATAACACCTTTACCTAAAGTTTCTAGTTCAAAAGGTGAAGTTCCAGATCCTGATACATCTGTGATGTCTGTAGAAGTTGCTGCTGTATAAGAACCGCTTACTACTCTTGTTACTAAACAAGTATTTCCTCCCTGATCAAAATAGCTTTTTACAGCCATTGAAGTTAAGAACTCATGTTTATCTGATCCTGATTCAAATGTTACTCCAAACTTTCTTGTATAGTCGTTATAAGAAGTAACGATTGTAGGAATCTCAACCGGTCCTTTTACTGTTGGTCCAAGGATTGCTGCTCCTGCCTCTACTGGTGCGGGTTGGATGAATGAAATATCATTCTCTCTTTGAAATACACCTGGTGAGATTATTGTTTCTGCCATGTTAGGTAAAATTTATTTTGTGTCTATTATAAATATATGTAGAATATCTAAACCTGTTGGTAAGCAAACGGTATTTAACTACGTATATAAATAGACTAAAAGTTATTAAACCTTCCTACGGAATGGGAGTAAATTCTCCACTTTCTATATCAATATTACCTTTCCCGTATTTAGCTTGTATATCGGCTGCTGTTTTTTGCTCCATTTCAATCGTTTGGGAGTAAAAAGTTTCAAGCTTATATTGCCTCATCTTTAAATTAAGTTTAATTTGTCCAATTGA